GCAAGCTCATCGGCTTCAAGGACTACGGCACACGCGACATCCACATCTGCGAAGACCCGCTGATGGTGATGGACCCCGAACGCCGTGCGAAGGTGGCACAGTTGAAGATGCAGGCAGGACTCTGCACCGTGAACGAGGCTCGCCGCGACTTCGACATGCCAGCCGTGGAGGATGGCGACGTGCCAATGGCATCGGCCAACCTGATGACGCTGAAAGCACTCATCGCCAAGAGCGACGCAAGCACGACATTGAAGCCGGGCAACTACACCGTAGGAGAACCGCCAAAGGAGGGCGAGGAAAGTTCAAGTTAACCTGAACCTAAGTTCAAGTTAACCTGAACCGAAGTTTAAGTTAACTTAAACCGAAATTCAAGTTAAGGCAAAATATCGAAGATTATGACACCCAACCCGACAAAAGAGGAAATCGACGCTCTGGAGCGCGAAATCCAAAAGCAGAGAAAAGAGCGTGAACGCCGTGTGCGCCGCGCAGTAAACCCAAGGTATTAAAACGCCCGAAAGGTATGAAACAGACAATAGCCATCATCCACTTCAACACGCCCGAACTGACCGAGGCTTGCATCCTGAGTATCAGGAAGCACGGCTGCCAGTGGCCGGTGGTGGTGTTCGACAACTCGGCAGACATCACCGCCCCGGCAGGCACCAACGGCAACGACCCCAAGGAGGACACCATCATCAAGGCGCGACCATTCCGGCAGAAGATGAAGGGCGTGAAAGTGATAGACAACACGAAGGGGCAGGGCATCGACTTCGAGCCGTTCCTACCGCTCTATCCCGACCGCAACCCGCAGGTGGGTGTGTATAAGTCGTCGGTGTGGGGCAGTGCCAAGCACACCGTGACGGTGCAGAAGTTGTGGGAATTGCTGCCCGATGGCTTTATTCTCGTGGAGAGTGATACCCTCGTGAAGCGAGACATCACGGAACTGTGGAAAGAGCAGTATTCCTTCTGCGGCTATGTGCAGCGCAACCAGAACGGCAACCGCTTCAAGGTGCCTCGCATCCTGCCAATGCTCTGCTACATGAACGTGCCGAAGCTGACCAAAGAGGGCGCACGATATTTTGACCCCGACCGCTGCTGGGGACTGAAGGCGGACGCCAACCTGCGCGGCAACTGGTTTGACACTGGTGCCTGTCTGCTGGACGACGTGCTGCGGATGCGCCCACGGCTGGTAGGCTTGCACGTAGATATTCGGCTATTCATCGAGCACTACGGCGGCGGCTCATGGCACCAGGGCGACTTGCAACGGCAGTCGGCATGGCTAAAACAGCATGAGGCATTGTGGGAGCCTGTGGAAAACAACAATGCCAAGATATTCATCTGTGCACACACCGACTTCGAGCAGGCCGTGTGGAACGATGTGTACGAGGTCATCGACAGCCGCGAGATAGACGAGGGCGACGTGTCCAGCCTCTTTTACTCTGAGCTGTGGCAGATGATGAGCGTGAGCAAGCGTAAGAAACTCCCCCGCTACATCGGCTTTGTGCAGTACAGGAAATATCTCAGTTTTATGGACAAAGTGCCGACACTCGCCAAACTTATCGACGAGCGCGGAGCCATCACCACCAAACCCATCGACCTGGGGATGACCATGCGTGAGCAGTATGCCACTTGGGGCAACCCTGCCGACCTGGACCTGATGACCGACATCATCCGCGAGCAGCACCCCGACATGGCCGAGGCGTGGGACAAGGCTCTCGACAGCCGTCTCTTCCATCCAGCCTCCATCGCCATCATGAAGACCGAGGACTGGCGCGAGATGTTCAGCGTGGCGTGGGACGTGGCCAACGAATACCTGCGCCGCATCGGTGGCGACATCGTGGCACGGGTGAAGGCCAACGAGAAAGCCTACCACATCGGCGAGTACGACTTCACAACCCTGACGCATGAGATTCGCGTGGGCGGTCAGATTTGCGAGCGCATCGTGTCGGCTTGGATGGACTGGCGTTTCCCCCGTGCAGCACAGTTCCCGATGGTGACCGTGGCCGACAAGATTGAAGTGCCGTTCACTCCGACGAGTAAACCCAAAGCCGCAAAGCGCACGAATAGTAAGAAGTAATCACTCAACGATTAAGATATGAAACAGACAAGATTCATCCCAACCAATGACTGCGGCTTGCAACTGCGCGAGCCACAGGAGGGGCAGCAGGAGAGCCGCGAGATTGAGGGCCGTCCGATAGTCTTCGGCGTGCGCTCTGTAAACCTCACACCCTGGAGCTCCACACGCAAGGTGTATGAGATTCTGGAGCCTGGCTGCATCAGCCGTGAACTTCTGGCGAAGTCCGACGTGATCCTGAATCTTAACCACTCGAACATGGTGCCCGACGTGCTCGGACGTTTCCGCAACTCGGACAAGGACACCCTCTCTCTCGAACTCCGTGGCGACGGCATCGACTGCCGCTGCGACCTGCCACACACCAACAACGCCAACGATGCGCTGGAGCTGATGAAGCGCGGCGACATCACCGGCATGTCGTTCGCATTCGAGGACGACTACGAAGACACCGAGAACGGCGTGTCCTACGAGCGCACCAACGACGTGGAGGACGGCAAGGAAGTATGGCTGCGCCATGTGAAGAAAATCACCGGCCTCTATGATGTCGCCATCGTCACCCACCCTGCCTACGAGCAGACCACCGTCGGACTGCGTGAGGCATCGGAGGCTATCGACAAGGCGATTGAGGAGCAGCTGAAGCGTGAGCAGCATCAGGAGACTGAGGAAGAAAAGCAGACACGCGAAGCCAAGGAACGTGAAGCCAACGGCGGCGAGACCAATGCCGAGAAAGCCGAGCGTGAAGCACGCGAAGCCAAAGAGCGTGAAGCTAACGGTGGCGAGACCAACGCCGAAAAGGCTGCCCGTGAACAGCGTGAGAAGGAGGAGCAGGAAGCCCGCGAACTGGAAGAGCAGGAGCAGCGTTTCCGCGAACAGCAGGCTATGCGCTTGCGTGCCCAGCACCGCCGTCGTGAAATCGACATAGAATCACTTAATTATTAACCCATAAAAACGTTTTTATCATGGCTAAAATGACAAAAGCAGACATCGAGAAGCGTCAGCTGGAAATCATGACCAAGCTCGACGAGATGGACGAGAAGACCAACGCACGTGAGGCTAAAATGCGTGCCCTGACTTCTGAGGAGCAGAAGGAAGAGCGTGAGAAGCTGATGGCTGAGCAGCGTGAACAGGATCGTCAGTACGACATTCTTATCCACGAGTCAGAAGGACTTTCAGTCCGCGCAAAGGCTATGGCCAGCGGTGCTGAACTCGCCAAGATTCAGAGCCGCGAGGACAAGGGCAAGGAGTTGCGCGAGATGATTGCCGACTGCTTCACCCATAAGCGTGCAGCCAACGCCACCACCATTCTGGCCAACGCCGTCACCACAGGCGCAGACCAAAACGTGGATGGCAACCTGGAGGCAGGCGGCTTAATCCCCGTGGAGATTCGCCCCATCATCGACACTAAGGTTCCAGGCATCGAACTGCCCGACGACCTTCAGATGTTGACCGGCGTGACTGGCACTCAGGTTATCCCTTACTCTATCAACGATGTGAAGTTCACCATCGAGGGTGAGGTGACCAAGGTGGCTGAGCAGAAGCTGGACTTCGCCAACATCAAGACCAACCCGCAGCGTGTCGCTGCCTCTGTTCCCGTCAGCCGTCGTGCCGTCGCTCAGGCCGCATTCGACATCATCGCCTTCCTGACCTACAAGTTCCAGAAGGGTTGGGCTATCTTCCGTGCTCAGCACGTCTATGGTCACGGCGATTTCGACAAGCTCGACATGCCTTTCGCTAAGGTTGACATCGTTGAGCTGACCCTCGACGAGAACATCGGTAAGAACATCGCCAAGGAGATTGCCAAGATGTACGACCTCGGCTTCGAGGGTGAGCCCGAACTCATCATGGACAAGACCACCGAGGTTGACCTGAAGTTCACCAAGCTCATCCCCGGCACCACCGACAGCAACCGCACCGTCGTGCAGGATGGTCAGTGCGTAGGCTACCGCTACAAGGTATCTCCGTACATCGACTACTCGTTCGACGAGAACGGCATCGGTACGAAGGACTTCGCTGATCCCGACACCAAGAAGATTCCTATCCGCTACATCGGTATCGGCCACTTCGGCTACCTGAACGAGCAGGTGTACGCTGATGGCATCGAGTTCAATGTTGACGGAACAAGTCAGGAAAACTTTGACAGAAATGTCATTGCCCTGGGTATGGGACTTGACTATTCACTTGTTGAAATGTCAAGCAAGGTCAACGGCAACACCAACAACAAGCCCCAGGCCTTCAAGCTCATCAAGATCATCGAGCCCGCATCTTCTAACGAGATCGGCGGATAACTAAATCTCTCAGGTTCATAGTTACTTGAAGCGGCTGGCGGGGGCCTCCGATGCGCAGCAAAGGGTG